GGAAATTGTGGTAGTCCATTAGTTATTTTCAACAATAGTATCTCCCACAAATTATTAGGTATTCATGTTACCGGTTCTTATCAAGGGTTTGGAACGTGTCAGATAATTACTCAAGAAATGCTTAGGGAAGGACTAACAAAAATTTCTCGTGATCCCCAATGTTGTATACAAATAAATGATGTTGAGCCTATTGATCTGGACACTGTGCGTACTGGTGATGTCCCATGTGAAGGACTGATTGTGCATGGAAAATTACCTCATCGCGCTAGTGTTGGAAATTCAACTAAAATTATCCCCTCACCTTTACACAATAAAATTGCACAAGCACGAACTAAACCAACCTTTGGAGAAAGTGTTCGCGGGAAAGATGCCATGTATAAAGGACTCTTGAAATATACTGCTAATACACCACGTTTAATACCAGGTTTAATTAAAACAGCGGCTGAAGATGTCAATAATCTAATGCATATGAATGTAATGGAGCTTGACCCTGCACATTATATGAGAGTATTGACATATGAAGAAGCTGTTCTTGGTAATGATGATCCTTATATTTCGGCACTGAATCGTAAATCATCTTGTGGATACCCCTGGACCGTAAAATATCCCCATTTAAATGGAAAGAAACAGGCTTTTGGCACTGATGAATGGACCATGGACAGTCCTCTTGCAAAAGAAATTGAGGCTGCTGTATATGATCTTGAGGATAAGTGTTTGCAAGGTATTCAAACGGATGTCTTGTGGACAGACACATTGAAGGATGAAAGACGACCAATTGAGAAAGTTGATATGGGTAAAATTCGTGTCTTTTGTGCAGGACCAGTGCATTTCACCATCTTATTTAGAATGTATTTTCTTGGCTTCGCTGCCTGGACGATGCATTCTAAAAACGTTAATGGTGTTTCCACTGGTACCAATGTTTTCTCACCAGATTGGGATACAATAGCAAAGAAATTATTATCAAAAGGTAAGAAGTTTGTGGCCGGAGATTTTACAAATTTTGATGGAACATTGAATCAACAAATTCTTTGGGCATTGTTTGATATTATTGATGCTTTCTATCACGAATTCGAGACGGAGGAACAATATGAGCG